CTTGCACCGCAGCGGCAGCAATAGAACCCACGGCGGCTGTAGCATGTAGCGCATAAGTCGGGATATTGCCGGGGCAGGCTTCATTGACTGGCACTGATGGCATGCAATTGATTTGTGATAGCAGACCGTCTAATAACGTTGGGTCTTCGGTCAGGTCGGTGATGCGTAACAGTTCGTCTACAGTCAAACGGTGTGGCTGGTCGGGGTTCAATTTATTGCGCAGAACCTGCGCCGCAATCCCTGCGTTTGCTGCCAGCTCGACTAAGTTGTGCTTTAACGCAAACTGGCGGCAGGCGTTATCAAAGTGCGGATGTTTGGACACTGAAAAATCAAACATGGCTTACTTCCTCACATATGCCGACAATTAGTTGGCAAATTTGAATGTCGAACATTACTGGTTTGCCGCTTCTTTAGTGAGAGCGATCATATTTACGAGAACCTTTTCCATTTTGCGAACTTTCTGGCGGATAGGTAGACGACCATCTTTCACCATGCCACGGCAGGTTTCATAAGGGATTCCGCTCAATTTTGAGAACTCGGGCAGGGATAAATAAGGAGAGGTTACTGTGATTGCAAGGTTTTGCATCATGGTGCATCCTGTAATGTGTGGTTAATGCGGGTTAATTTGTGTCTGCGTACAACAATGAGGAATTTAATCCTCAAATGCGTACGAGTCAATATTATTTTGGCGGGAATATTGAATGATTTTTAGTGGCGGACAGGCTGTTGTTGATAGGTTATTGAAAGCCTACGGTTTTTCAACGCAACGTGAGCTTGTAGGAAAAATAGGTGTTGGTCATGGAACAGTAAGCACGTGGATTAAACGTGGGTATTTTCCCGGCAAAGAAATTGTTCAGTGCGCTCTTGAAACGGGTGCATCTTTACAATGGTTAGCAACTGGGGAGGGTGAACCGTGGGAAGCCGACAAAGCTACTAATGAAAAAGAACATGCTAAATTAATTCAGCATAGAAAGTTGGTTGATGGATTGTTAACTGATGCTAGCCCCGTATTACTTGATCCTGAATTACTCCCAGTACAGATAGATGAACCTGAGTTGATTTCTTCACCTAATGCCAAGAGTTCATTTCTGGTTGAACATCAATTCAAGAAAATCACTGATGGCCTGTGGCTTATTGAAAAAGCGGGAGTTGTATCTATCAGTGAGCTTACCCGTTTACCCGGTGATGTATGGCGAATCAATGATGTCAATTGGCCGGTTAGTGAAGTTAACATTCTGGCGAAAGTTGTCGGTGAAATTACGGGCTATTAATAGTCGGCGCTAAAAAGTAACCGACGCACTAATGGAATAATAATCTAATGAAATTATTAGCTAGTGCTGCAATCGGTATTCTTCTTTTATCTTTACCTACGATCACTATGGCAAAAAACTATCCCTGTTCCGGTAAAAAGGGAGGGGTATCCCATTGTGAAAATGAGAAATTTGTCTGCAATGATGGCTCTATCAGTAAATCAAAGAAAATTTGTACGCGTTAGTTTTTAATCAGATGTTTGTCGTGCTGCATATCAAACATTGACTACTGTTTTTATATACAGTAAATAGGCCCAAGGGATTATTCTTAAGGACTTATTTATGGCAGTACGGAAATTACCCAACGGGAAGTGGATCTGTGATTTTTACTCAGATGGCCGTGACAGTAAGCGGGTTAGGAAAACCTTTGTTACTCGTGGCGAGGCGTTGCGCTTTGAACGTGAGCAGTTAGCGCAACGTGGTGATCTGGATATTGACTACACACCGGCAGAGACTGCCGCACAGAGGTTAAAAACATTGGTCGGTCAGTGGTATGAACTCCACGGGCGCTCTTTGAGTGACGGTAAAGCAAGATTAGATAAACTCAATATCCTGTGTGATAACTTGGGCGATCCTGCTGTTGCTGATTTTGACCGGGAAGTGTTCGCCAAATACCGCAAGCAGCGTTTAGCCGGTGAGTTTAGTCGTAAGCCAAAACACGGAATCGTTAAACCGCCAAAAGAGGCAACGGTCAACCGTGAACATGCCTACCTACGAGCCGTATTTAATGAATTAAAAAGGCTAGGACATTGGAATCATGCGAATCCACTGGATGGCATTAGGCTATTTCGCGAAAGTGAAAACGAGTTAACTTTCCTTTATGAGGACGACATTAAACATCTGCTGCATGAGTGTGACAATTCCAGTAATAAAGATCTCGGTATTATTGTCCGTATCTGCCTGGCCACCGGCGCGCGTTGGAGTGAAGCGGAGCAACTAAGACAAGCTCAGGTGATGCCAAATAAAATTACTTATATCAACACCAAGAGTAAAAAGAACCGAACAGTCCCTATTTCTGCGGAATTGCACAAACTTATTCCAAAGATGAAAGGGCGCTTATTCGCCAATGCCTATGACGCATTTGGTCAAGCTATCGACCGGGCCAAGCTGGTATTACCTACCGGCCAGTTAACCCACGTTCTACGCCATACTTTCGCCAGTCATTTTATGATGAACGGCGGCAATATATTAGTACTGCAACAAATCCTCGGGCACTCCACTATCCAAATGACCATGCGCTATAGCCACTTTGCCCCGGATCATTTAGAAGCGGCAGTGAGTTTGAATCCATATGATCGGCTAGTTTTGGATAAAAAATGAAAGTACGTTATAGAGTAAAAGCAAAAGATTGCCTAAAAAAAGCCCTAGAGGAGCTAGAGCATCAGGATGATAGGCACCTTAAGTATGTAGCTCTAGAGTTAAGGATGTGTATTGAGGCTTTAATTTATGACAAATTACAAAGCTATAAAGATGAGGCTCCTATCAATACTTATGAGACATGGCAACCGAAAAAAATCCTAGAAGAGTTACTAATAATCGATCCTTTTGCTGACAGTTCTAGCTCACTAAGCTTCAGCCTTGAAGATAAATTTGGTAACCCAACTGAATGGACTCATTTAGGTGAGGAAAGGATGTTGACATTAAAAGAAATTAAAAAACATTATAATTATCTGGGATCTTTCTTGCATATTCAGACAATTAAACAAATAAGCGAGGGTAAAGAGATAAACTATAAAAGCCTTAGAGAAAAACTAAATCAAATCGTTAGCATGATAAAAGATTCTTTAAATGCGAAGTTATACAATTCTAACTTTTGTTATTCAGCAAATATAGATTGCAAACGATGCAACGAAAAAATAAAGAGGAGGGTGCCATATACAGAGAACTATAAGTTCAAAACCAAATGTTCACATTGTAATGCGCCTTATGAGGTTACTACTTTACCAGAGAAAAAAGTGTGTTGGGTTAGTCTTAAGACATCCACTGATTGTATGAATCAGGAATGCAAAACCGAATTTGATATTTGGAACGATAAGTTGTTCCCCGATAGTAAGATAAAATGCCCTAAATGTGATGAACTTTACATCATAAAAATGAGTTTATTCTTAGATGACTCACATAATTAGAAAGTATGGCTGAGGATACTATATAAAGAAAATCTGGTAGTGCACCATCATCATGACTCTGACTACCACCCCCACAACAACCCAAATTAACCCGCCATCGTGTTTGGTAACTTACTGATTTAACGTAAGTGATTGATTTGCAGATTGTCCTAAGAGTTTTTAAAATCCCTCGGCTTATGGCTGTGCGGGTTCAAGTCCCGCCCCGGGCACCATGGAAAATTTTCTAAGTAAAACAAAGTAGTACGAGTATGTCGTTAACCGCCGAGAGGCGGTTTTTTTGTGATTAAAATCTGGCAAGTGGCAGCAAAATGGCAGCACGATGGCAGCGCCGGTTTTTGGCACCATAAAAAAAACCCGCGAAAGCGGGATAAAAGTCGGGTAAATAAATTTATTTCCAGCCGTCAGAACATGACCACCTGGCCGCCGGTTTGTGGGTGGGGCATCACCGGGTTAATCTCGCCGGGCTTCGATATGGAACGCATAAAACTTTCCATCGTTACGAATGTATGGCCACAATTCACATTGGTGCACTGGTGATAGCGCTCTTTGGTTTCGGTGGTTACCTGGCTACTGCTGCGGGTGTGTGCTGCCTGATGGCATAAAGGGCAATTGAACATGATAGCGGGTCCGTTATCATCCCGACTGTGGTCGGTATTAATCATAATTATGCGTGATTATTGATTAAAAATCATCATTCCATATCCAAATCATCTATTTTTACCTCTAATTCCAGCGCGGTAGTAAAGCCGCTGTCACTCACGGAATGGGTCACCGTGACCAGCGTCCAATCTGCTTCATCAATCTGTTTTTTGAATCCAGTAACTTTAACCGGCACCTCGGGATAGAGATCCGCACGCCCTTTCGCCAGTTGAATAGAGAATTTCGCCGCGCCCCGTTGCAGCCGTTCCCAGTTTGATTTTGCCGCCCGCTGTGCATTGTTTTTACTGGCGTAAGTGGTGCGTAAGGTCAGCACATTCTCATCAGTACCGATCAGATATTCGCCCTGTTTCTCTTCGGGCTCTTTGGGCTTGGCGGCAGTGGTCGCCTTACATTTGCGTTTTCGCTTGACCTTAACCACGGGCTTTTCGGTGGTGCGGGTATTCAGCCAGTTCGCTACCACACCGGTATAAGCGCCCCGGTCAGCCATGCTAAATTGATGGCCGTCACCCAAGCTGCGGATAATAGTCATCATCGGGATCGGTTTACCGCTGGCGGTTTTCGACTGGCCCTGACGGATAAATAACAGATTGCCATTTTTCACAGCGGCAATAGCGCCATATTGTTTCGCCAGTCGGGTAATAAAATTACCGTCTGATTCGTTGGTCTGGTCAATATGATCAACGGCTAAATCAGACATGGTTTTATTTAATGTTGGGGCGAGTTTATTTCGCTCGGCAACGGTTTTAATTATCCCGCCAATAGTGGTCTTATGGTAAGACTGATCACGGCGAATATTGAGCGTTTCACGAAAATCCGCACTGCGCGCGCGAACAGTCAGCTTATCCGGCGCGCCACTGTGTTCTATTTCATCTACGGTAAATGTACCTTTATCGATCAGCGCTGCGCCTTTCCAGCCGAGTGATACCGCTATTTTAGCGCCACGGCGCGGTAACTCCACTTTACCGTCCGCGTCATCAAACTCAATATCTAATTGATCGGCTTCAAAGCCCCGGTTATCAGTTAACGTCAATGACATTAGGCGCTTTTTAATGCCACCCGTTTTATCTATGCCATCCACTGAAATAGAATAATCGGGTTCGTTATGCCCGGTATCAATGCTTATCATGATAATAATCCGGCGGCGGTGTTCGATACGCTGCTGGCGATATCGTCAAATTGCTGAGACAGATCCCCAAACATCTCTTTTAGTGATTCATCGGTACGTTTTAAGCTAAGCGTAAATTCAATTTTACGGGCTGACCCGTCGCTGAAAAAAATACTTTTAGTGCGTTCTAGGCTCTCAATGACAAACATGCCATGGATCGCGCCGTTCCCTTCAATCAGTGACCAGGCCTTGCCGGTTTCTGCCATCAGTTGCAAGGCCATTAATGAAAGCTTGCCGCCGGTCAGCTCTGGATACAACACACCGGATAAGGTAATTGATTCTTCATCTGGCCCTAAAAATTGACTGGATGAGCGGAGACCAAAACGGGCATTTGACGGATGCCGCCACGCCATCTGATGTTGAAAATCTTGATAGGGGGTGGTTTGCCGCATAAAGACAAACATCCCCAGTGCCATCATCATGTTATTGCTCCTTAGTCGTCATGGTCTTGATAACTGCGGTTTGATTTGCTCTGTTCCCTGCGGTTGTGGGCGGCCAGTTGGCGGGCCACCTCGCGGGCAATATCCTGCGCATCCTGCTGCGGCGTCGGGTAAATATTGATAACTGGCGCAGCATGGCTGGTTTGATTTTGCTGATGATTATTTGTCTGACCGTTGCTACTGCGGTACTGTGCCGCCGGTAAACTGTAAGGATGGAGCGGCGCGGCGCTGGCCGGGTAGCCACTGAATAGCATGGACGCCGCAACCGCCATAGCGGCGGTGTTGCGGCGGCTGGTGACCTGTGCCGGGCCGTTGATGATTTCCGGGCCATATTCACCTACCACACCAAATTTCCCCAGCGGGATGGTGCCGCCGTTATCATATGCCCCGGTATATTTACTTTCGATATAGGAGGTTTTCGTTTGCGCTGGCTTCCACGCCACGCCGTAGTTACCTGGGCCCGCGGCAGTGGCTGGGCTTGCCTGCGCCAGTGCCTGGGTTTTGTCAGAGCGTTGCTTTACTTCATCCAGTTTTTCAAGTACCCATTTAATGGATGAGATCAACGCATTTATCGGTATCATGGCCAGTCCAATGCCGTCAGCCAAAAACTGACCAAAGGCCTTACCGGCATTAGCGGCGCGGTTTAAATCGGCCGTGGTCGATTGCACCGGTTCCAGTAACTTTTTAAACCAGTTCCACACGTTTTTGACTGCATCACCAATCCAGTCAAACACCGGCCCCAGCGGTTTAAGCGCCTCTTTAATCGGTGCGGCGGCCTGCATAAAGCCCTCTACCACACCCCCAAGGAACGCTTTAATCGGTTGCCAGTACTTGTAAATCAATAAGCCAGCACCCACGATAGCTGCGGCAATTAACCCAATCGGGCTGATCAGGATACCCAACATGCTACCCAGGCCACCGAGCGCGAAACGCAGGAACCTAAGCGGGGATTTAGCCAGCCAGCTAATACCATTACCGAGTAACGTAAAGCTACTGACGGCCGATTTCACTGGCGAGCGGGCCACGTTCACCAGACCTTGACCCAACCCTTTTAAACTGGCGATGGCTGAGCGGCCGCCCTGTTGAGACATCACGAGCAGTGAGCGACTAAAGTTGCCAATTTGCGCACCTGTAATGGGGGTGATACTTGCCAGTCGAAACAGACTCAACGACAAGCGCGGCAATAAGCGGATCCCCAGCACTGAGGTAGTGAAACGGAGCAGGGCGAAGGGGCCTAAAATACCCACGGCAGCAATCGCCAGCGCCCCGAATGCGGCGGTTGCAATGGCGACAACGGTACCCACTTTTACAATCGCAGTACTCACGCCGGGATGGGCCTTAAGGAATTCAGCCACGCCGTGCATAAATTCACTGATGCCTTTTGCCGCCGAACGTAACCAGTCGTTATTCTTCTCAAATAACTCAACACTGATATTCTCCATGGCGGCATGGAGAATGGTCATATCGCCCTTCATATTGTCCAGCATGGTTGAAGCTACACGCGCCGCTTCACCATCATATTCACCAGGCTTACCGCGCATCTGTTCCAATTTGCCGCTGGAAGTTGCTCGCATTAACTCCCCAAATCCGGTAACGGCATATTTTCCTGCTATCTTTTCGAAAATAGCGCCACTTTCGATGTTGCCCATTTGGGACGTTTTTTTATCAATATCTTTTAGGATATCAACCAAATCGCGCATGTTACCGTTTTTATCGGTTGTTTTTACGCCTAAATCAGAAACAGCTTTTGATGTGCCGATTCTTAAAAGAACCGATTTTAGCGTTGTACCTGCTTGGCTGCCCTGAATACCGGCACTCCCCATAATTGCGGTAGCGGCGGCTGTAGTTTCTAACGATTGACCATATTGACGACCTATCCCCGCCGAATATTTAAGAGACTCGCCCAACATAGGAATATCGACGTTATTTCGAGTGAATAACGCCGTAAGGACATCCGCAACATGGTCCATCTTTTCTGCAGGGATGCCCGCGGCGGTTTGAATATTGGAAGCAATATCGGCAGTAGTAGCAAGATCAATCCCTCCGGCAGCGGCGAGGTTAAGCATACCGGGCATTGCCCCCATAACCTGTTTCGGGCTATAGCCAGTGCGGCCAAGAAAGTATTGGCCTTCAGCCACTTCCAGATCGGTAAACTTGGATGAGAGTGGCAGGGTACGGGCCTGGTGACGCATCGCCTGCATATCCTCCGCGTTTTTATCCGGAATGCGGGTAACGGCCTGGGTTTTGCTCATCATCGCGTCAAATTCATAACCCACACCCAACGTTTTGGTTATCCCCCGGCCCATGGCGCGGCCGGTAGCAAGCGAGGTATAACCCAGCCCGGCGGCTACCGCTTTGCGCTGATTGCTGGCATCAAAGCGATTGCGGGCGGCATTCAGGCGTTGCTGTTGTTGGGCTTGTTGCGCTAACCGGCGTTGTTGTGCGGCCAGCGCGGCGGTGGTGCTGGTGATGCTGGCTTTAAGGGTTCGCTGTGCTTGTCCCAGTCGATTAGTGGCAACGCCGCTGCTTTGTAAGGCGGCACGCTGGGTGTGGAGTGCGGTACGTAAGTCATTGTACTTTTGCTTGAGTTTTGCGGCCTCTTCACTGGCACGCTTAAACTCTCTCGCCTGCTTAGCTGTAGGCGCTGCGCTGTTTTTTAATTCAGTGGCGAGTTGACGCGCTTTATCGCGGGCGGCAGTCAACGCCTGTGCGGCACCATTAACAGCGGCTTTATTCTGACGAAAACCCTCAATTTTGGCCGCCTGGCCATTGAGTTGCTTAAGCTGGTCTTTCGTCGTTTTGATGGATGCAGCCAGCGTTTTATTGCTGGCCAACATGGATTTAAATGGCCGGGTGATTTTATCTATGGCACTTAAGGAAACCCGCAAACGGAGGTTCTTATCACTCATCACTGCCCCCGTTGCGGATAATGGCTTTATGTCGCCACTCTAAAAGTTCACCTAAGGACATCTCTTCGGTAGCGGAGGGCGGCCAGTGAAAGGTTATCGCAATATCCGCTATCAAATCGTCAACGGTTAAGCTGTCAGGAAATCTGACCGCACCGAGTTCGGCAAGAAAAAAAGCGCCAGTGCCTGCGATAACGCGTAAATATCGGCTGGTTCTAAATTGTTGATTTCTGGCACGGTCAGGTTAGGGGTGGTGACGCGAGGCAGCACACGGATCAACGCATCAACATCGGTATCAAGCAGTGCCTGCAATTTGGCGCCGCGCAATGCGCCGGTATTGGGTTTATTGACCGTGATCTGCGTGATTGTTGTATTACCTCGCATGATCGGCGCATCTAATGTGACTACGTTAAAGGCATCAGCGGAAGTCTCGACAGGCACGGACGGTAATGCATCTACAGTGGTTATCTTGCTCATAATGGTTACCAATAAATAAGGGGTAAAGGCGCGGAGTTATCCGCACCGTGATATTACAGGCCGATGTTGCGGCGGTGGGCTTCCAGCATATCGACGCCGTTGACCATTTCGACCATGTTCACAATGTCGATCTCGATCAGCACTTCGCCATCCCATGTCAATTTGTAGTAAGTACATTTTGTGGAGATTTTTGTGGTGCTGTTATCGCCTTGCTTGCTGTCACCACCGTCGATTTCCTCATGACGACCACGGAGGACAATTTCTACCGCGTGGGTTTCGCCGGTATCGTCGCGCTGATAGGAGCCAGCAAAACGCAGTAACACACCATCAACCTTGGTCACGCCCCATTGCTTGTAGATCTCGGACTCAATACCGCCCAGCGTCCAGTCAACGTCTAGCGCCCCATCAGCAAGGCCCAGGTCAACCTTGGCGCTGCCATTCATCCCGCCCCCGCGAAAGTCTTCAAATTTGCGGTTTAATTTTGGCAAGGTGATGGATTCAACCACCCCCTGATAGCTGTTCCCGTCATTGAACACATTGAGGAACTTAAGCTTGCGTGGTAATGCCATAGTTACGCTCCTTAGCTGTTAACGGCGGCGGCGAAATTAGCCAGATAACGATCAGTAATGCGTTGACGCAGGGTTAAATCTTCCAGCGGCGGCACCGGCGTATAGTCGTAATCAATAAACAGGCGGCCAGCCTTTAGTGTGTCTTTATCGTTTACGCTGTCGTCGTACCAGCAGTCACCATCAATCAGATAACCCAATGATTTCAACTCGCGCATTTTGGCGCGAATACCCTCAATAATGTCTTTTGCCAGTGACGGGGTAAGCGGCTTATCGTTAGCCCACATATGGGCCTCGGCCAGGGTGTCGGCTAACACTTGCGCGGTGCGGGTATAGTTCTCAAAGGCAAATAACGGATCGTCAGAACAAGAACGGGAACCCCAAAAACGGTAACCATCTTTGCGGATCAGCGTGGTGACGTCCTTGCTGTTAAGTAAATTGGCATCGGTGGCGCTGTTTTGCAGATCCCAGAACACATCCGCACTGATACCGGTGACGCCATTCACCCCGACGTTAGACAGCGTTTTATGCCAGCCAACATCATTATCAATCTTGGCACGCAAGCCGAGGGCGCGAGCCGTGGCGTAAGCGGTGGTTTCGGCGTTAGTGACCGTGTCCCAACTGAGGAAATCGGGCCAAATCACCATCGCTTCGCGCTGACTGAAGTTATCGCGGTAGATAATGGCCTCTTCTTTGGTTTTGCAACCATAGGCGCTGATGTAGGCAAAGGCACGTAGGCTCTGAGCGATGGAAAGTAGCTCAGTGGATACCGCCAGAGTGTCATGACCGGGCACCCCTAAAATACGGGGCTTGACGTCAAACTTACCCTGCGCCGCTAACAGCGCTTTCATGCCGGTATAACGGCCATCCGGTGTTATTCCGCCAATAATATTGGACGTGGTTTCAGCTTCGGTTTCACCCTGCGCCACCCGGACAACGACGGTCAGTGGTTTGGTTTGGTCGCTGATAGCATCCAGTGAATGGGCTAATGTGCCGGTTTCACCGGCCTTGCCGCTGGCGGCCAGCACATCGGTGAGTAATACCGGGGTATTGAGTGGGAACAGAGTGGGGTCAGCATCATCGGAAGTACAGACCATCCCGACTACCGCCGTACTGACAGTGCGGATCGGGCGAGTGCCTTCGCTAATTTCAATGACGCGCACACCGTGGTGGTAATCGGTTGCAGACATGCGGTTTTCTCCGGTTAAGCGTTCATTCGCTATGATGCCGGATTACTACGCGCGGGGCAGGTGATGAGGATTGTGTGAGGGGTGGCACAACAGAGAAACAGAAAACCCCGGCTGGCGGGGTTGTTGGGCAGGGCTATACGACTGGCGGCCAGTCGGGAACAATATAGCCCTGATTGACCGCTTCAATCAAAAGCCATTGCGGCAGTTCCGGCAACTCAACCTGTGGCCAGTTTTCCACCGTGGGCCATGCGCGATAGGCGGCGCGGGTAGCGGTTAACTCGGCACG